GTTTTCGAGACGGTCTCACGGGCATGATAGACCGCGGCCGACCTCTGCATTTGATTTAGGATATGCAGCATCTGGAGCATAAGTGACCACTGGACACTGGTTAGATACCATCCAACTCATGATCTGCTCTTTGGTGTTTGTCTTACGTATGATTTCAAATACAAGTTGGTGTCCCTCATGGAAGGTGATGTTGGAACGAACCTCCGATTCTTCGGTTTGCGGTGATTATATCGACTGGGGAACTCCAAGTTTCGTGTTCTAGTACATTGCTGGGAGAGCCTTCGCTAACCATGAGATGATTGTTTTTGCATTATGGATAATCAGCACAAACCCCAACCCCCCGTGTCTTCTGGGCAAGGAGAAAACCCCCAATCCTCGGCTCCTAGCGAGGTTCCAAGTCAATCCCCGGCTCCCGACAACAAGGAGCCTTCACTCCCTCTTCCTTCCACTGAAGAGGTTGAGTTCATTAAAGAATCAAAATCAGCCATTGAGAGGAGAGACAATTTGATCTCCAAGAAAGATGAAGATTTTATGAAGCAATTCGAAACACTCAGGAAAACACAAGAATATTTGGCAGCTGCAGAAGAAAGGATCAAACAATTGACTTCATCCCCTGAAAAAGAGAAGAAAGAGCGAGACGTACCTCAGGAACGGAGGCAACGCCAGCCCCCCAAAAAGGAGCTGGGACGAGCTCGTGAACGTAACGATAGAAAGGATGAATCAAGAGAGAGATCTAGAAAACCAAAAGAAAAAGATGAGAGTAGACTTCGTAGTAAACAGTCCAGCATCTCCGGCTCCTCGAAACAATCGGACTCCCGACCCGAGTCCCGTGGCAGTTCAAGGAAAGGTGATTATTCCAGACCACGTAAGGAATACCGCGCAAAAGGTAATGACTCGACAAAAAGAGTTATGCGAGAGCTTGTTACACAGCTCTCCACTGAGCGAGCTAGAGAAAATGCTAGATTGGATGCACGAAGAGAAGCAGAAGCTGAAGAAGAAGATAAGCAGTCAGATATGGACCAACGATCTGAATCTGGAAGCGACAATGAAGGAGTTCGCACGAATAGATCGGTTCCAATCAGTGATAGCGGCTCTGGCGAGGAACCAGGGCTCAATGAGAGTGCAAATATCGAAGAAATAATGGATGAGTATGATTCGGGAAACTTGGAAGGAATCCGCAATGTAAATGTCATGTGGGAAGAGCAGTCCTCAACGCTAACGTTGAAAAATTTATTTTGTATGGGGACGACATTGTTTGGATTCCACAAATGGATGAGCCATGTGCCTACAGATCCGGATGCTTTTGCACGTCTGCCTGTTTACACGTCCTTAGGGTGTGTTCTGGGTGGATTTGCATTCAATGTAGCGCATGGAGTGGTTAAGTCTCTTCCTTGGAAAGGACTGGCTGGTGCATTTTCCGACCGTGAAGTGCATCGAATGAGAGCCGCAACGGCGAGTGAGGTGAAAAGCATTAAGAATAAGTGGTTTGGCTTCCTGCCCAAGTGGGGAAGTGCCACCAATAATCCAGCAGCAGACCTTCGATCTGACGCTTATTCCCTCGGTGAAATGAAACACAAACCCTCCTTGACCTGGGTTATTTATGAGAAGTCTAATTGGTTGAGGACATTTAGTAAGAAGGCCCTGCTGGTCTCTCCGGAACTTGTTGCACAGATAAAGTTACCAAATACATCTAGATATGTCTCGAAAGACATTGATGCTTATGAGAGAATTGATTTCGCAGCACAACGTGTACATAGTGTTAATATTCCTAGACAGTTGGTGTTGGATGGTCATAATGTGAGTCAAGACTCAGTACTTTTGGCGTATGGATTGCACAAACAAATGATACAGAATATGGATTTTCCGTTCCCAAAAGTCGAAAGCCACAACCAATCTACAGATACGTATGTTACGGCTATAGAGTTAATGAGGTACCCTTACCGAAACTTAGGCCCATCAAGGACGGTACAAAGTTTGGTTTCATTCGTAAGTCTGATCCCAACAGGCGTCCGGTTGTGGCAGGCTCTTTGGGGCCAGTTCTCAAGAACGCAGTCTTACCTCATCCCGACCCTTCCGACACAAAAACAATGCTCGCTGGCGTCTGTCGTAGAGCCGCGGTTGAGCCTCCTAGAGCAGATCCGGAATTGGTGGAAGAGCTCCGCCAGTTCGTCAGGATCTGGGTTAGGAAAAACCTCAACCCCCTCTCCCCAGAAAGTGATACCTCCGTCAAAACCTGGTTGGAAAGTACGAATTATCCACAATGGCGTAGAGATGAGCTGGAGAGATGTTGGGAATCAGTTAAAGACATACGTGATCCAAATGAAAAATACTTTCGTGTCTCTGGTTTCCAAAAAGATGAACATTATACGGAATATAAACATGCGAGAGGCATTATGGCGAGGTCAGATGCTTTTAAGTGCGCTGTGGGACCAATTTTTAGACTTATTGAGAAGGAGTTATTCAAGCTTGATTACTTCATCAAAAAGATTCCTTGTGCAGATAGACCCCGTGTTATTTATGAGAAATTGTGCAGAATGGGTGCGAAGATCGGGTGCTCAGACTATACAGCTTTTGAAGCAAACTTTGTTCGAGAGCTTATGGGCGCCTGTGAGTTTGAGCTTTACGACTACATGGTCAGGGGCCTCCCTGATGGTGGTAGTTTTATGGCTCTTATTGAAGAGGTCTTAAAAGGAACTAATGAGGTGGCTTACAAGATGTTTACAGTCTACATCGAGGCCACCAGAATGTCTGGCGAAATGAACACGTCGCTGGGTAATTCTTTCTCAAATTTGATGTTCATGTTGTTTATTTGTTCTAAGTTAAAGATAGATGTAGATGGATACGTTGAAGGAG